GTGGAGAATTAAACTGTCTTGCGTCAAGATTTACTTTTGCTAAAGCTGAACTTGGGTATGTAAAATTACACGGAACTTTTTCTATGATTTGATAAACAGAAACATCTCGAGAAATGAGAGTTGAATCTGTTTCATGAGTCAGTTTCCTAACTTTAACAAATCTAGGAAATCTTTTCTCAAGAGATTTTAACGATTCATTGGGAAAGTATTGTTGCAATACTGTATGGGAGGGTAACGGTATTTCATTTGTGTCCATAGCATAAGCTCCTCTAGCAATACCCCTTACAGTAACAACCGTTTCTACAGGAGTGTGCCGTAATGTGCTAGTTTTTATACTTTCTTCTATTCCATCAGCACTTCTACTTCTTCCAATTTCTTCAGAAAAACCATCGAAACCTACCAGAACACCAATTCTTAAATTTGTTGGTCCAAGATTTAATTTTGGTTGTATGACATTTTTAAAGTCAATATGTTGTTCATACAAGGATTGTACTAGTAAAGTCACTATGACTGACTCAACCTCTGGTCTGCCTACACGATGATTCAACTGATCTCTGTCTGCTTCTAAAGGTGTGGGATCAATCCATTCTGTATAACTTACTTTTTCAGGTCTTGCTTTATCTTCATGGTCGTCGTTATATCTATTATCAACACTAGAATCTCCTTCTTGTGCTGAATTTTTTGCTATTCCGTACACAAGATTAGAAAAACTTGGATGTGCTCCAGTAGCATTATCCATATTTGTAGCCCTTGGATTATATGGTCCGTTTATAACTTTTTGATACTCAAAAGAGCTATAAGCATTTTCCATAATTGGACTTTGAGATTCTTCACCTTTTCTCGATTGAATTGATACTTTAGAATAATTAAACAAACTCGGGTCTGTTTCAGTTATTCTTAATCCTATTTCTTTATTTTTTATTAATCCTGTTTGACCTTTTAGTTCTGGATTAGCTACATGTAAATATTGTATTGCTTTACTACTTACATCGTATTGCAAAACATCATATCCGTAAACTTGACCACTATTAATAGCTGCATTTTTATTAGCGCTAGAAACATCGCTTTTTAAAATAAATCTACCAGTATCAAAAGATCCATCTGTATCAATTACAGGTGGCAAACTTCCAGAACCTTCGTGCAATCCAGTGCCTAAATATATTGGAAAAGCAAATGCTCCTTTAAATTTGTTACCAGAATGTGGCTCTAAATACATACCCTTTTGAATACCACTTGTTGATGGCATAATATAAGGTTGTCTAAACTGTGTATAATTAGATGAAGCAGTCCCTCCATCATCTCTAACTATTACTGGATATACATATGTATTTCTATAATTATTATCTTCTATAACCTTGTATCCAGTTACTTCTCTCAAGAAGTAAGGAAGTATGTCTGATTCATCTATAATTGATGCGGCATCATTTGCATCATCTCCAACGGAAAAAGAAAGTCTTGCCGTTTTAGATATTTCTGCATCTTGATTGTTACCACCAAAATATTGCGATGCATCAAAAATCATGTGAGCATAATTTGGCCTGGTTGATGGTGTCGTTTGTTCGGTTTCTTGTACCTGATACAAATGCATGGCGTCTATTGTAAAGCCACTGTTGAAGGTATCATAATCATTATTTTTGCCACCTATTACAAATGCTCCATCATTATTCATCGCACCAGCATTTGATGGTAAAGTGAAATCAATACTACTGGTTCCGTTTGTTAAAATAACTTCTCCCTCTTCTAAAGTTCCATCTACCACACAATTACCAACCGCACTATGTAAAACTCCGTTACTTTGAGTTAGGCTTTCAAAATAAGTCAAATTAGATTTACCCCAACCTAAAACAACTCCAGTTTTGTATACATTGTCGGTATCTGTTGAGAGACCAGTTACATTAGAAAGAGTAATATCCAATCTATATCTTCCACCAGTAATAAAAGTGTCAGCGGCATTACCGTAACCAGTTTTATTCATATCCCGAAAAACAAGGCCATAACCTCTATTAGTAGTATCACCCGTTTTCAATACAGTAACTCTCACATCGTTATGCGGAGATCCTCGTAGGTCTATATTTACAGCTCCATATTGTGCATTATTTGTTCCCCGCCCAGAAGCCATTCTCCAACTTTGCCCAGTAGCGTCTGATCCTTCGTTAGCACCACTGAATCCGTTTGAGCAGTTTATAATATCTTTTATGTAACCTGTAGAAAATCCAGAAATTAAGTTATCTAATTGAGCTATAATTGGCTCTCTTAAACCTTCCCCGACAATTCCTTTCCTACTAGGCCTGTAAAAATACTTACTTGGTTTTGGTCCTCTTTGTCCACGAGCATTCCAAGAACCATCAAATTGCATTGCTGATCTGGCGTAGTTCGAACCCCTGGCCATGTTTTGGTACTTATAATAACAATATCCACCAACATCGTATTGATCAAATCGGTAATCAAGTTTATTAATACCAGGATTGTATAGGCAATCCCTTCCCATATTGTAGGCATTTAAAACTAGATGAGAAAACGCTCTACCTACGGTAGTTCCAGTGACATTACCTCTATCGTTTATAGCTGTAGAGTAACTGTATTGACCTTGGTATTTCATTGGTCTACCGCTAGTAATTTGATTTTGATACGTTGCGGCAATAGTAGAAGTTCCATGAAAACACGCCCAGTTATACCTACCATTACCATCTATTACACAAGATCCACTTTCGTGTTGATGAGTTGAAGATCCAAGCCATATTTGATCTAAATCTATGACGGTGTCTTGAGAATAAATCAATCTACTTATAGAAAGCTCTTCGGTTACACCCCTGTAATCTACTGTGTTACCACCTGTCTGTGTTTGAGCTTTCGCATACACTGCTCCAGATAACGGTTGTTGAATTGGGTGCTCCTCAAACGAAATAGCGTTTTCGTCTGTTGTGTCAATTCTATGCACACCTACACCAAGTTTATCACCATACGCTTGTAAACTTCCCCTATAAGTTGCACCATAATAATAACTAGCAAATGGCCAACATGAATAGTGGTAAAGACCATTTCTTACGGCATTTGAAGTACCATCTCCAAGAGAAAACTCAACGGAGTAACAGAGCCATAAAAACCCAGGTGCTAATTGTCCGTATTTTTCATAATTACGTCTTTGTCCATTTATCTTAAAAGAATTCGGATATGTCTGTGGATAACCATAAACATCTGGTATATTAACAGTAGCTATAGTTTCAGCTGTAGGTCCAACTATATCAATGTTATTTGTATCTCCTATATATTTTCTTGGAAATCTACGCAACGTTTCATTTTTATACCCAGAAAGTAATTTAACGACTATATCTCCATAATCTATATGTATTCCGCTATAACCATTATCTAACTCAAGTTTTTGAAATCTTTTTTTCGTAACAGAATCTTCGACTACAGGAGTATCATCTAATCTTAAGGAAGCAAGCGCTGAATCTAATTCGCCTTTTTTATTTACAAACCCTTCAATTGGGCCTTCGCACAAAAGGTCTACAGATTCTAATTCAGAAATGGATGTTAAATTATCAGCAGAAAAAGTAGGAGATAAAGCACTAGAAAAATCTGAAATTCTATCAACGTTATTTTGCAAAAAAGTTCTTCTTGACATCGCTCCCAAGACGGTGTTTTTTTGCTTTTTAAAAAACTTTTTCTTTAAGTTTTTCTTCATTAGTAGCCTCTAAAATAATTACTGATTGATGAACCAAAAGATTCTTGTATTTTAACCAAAGCGTCTCCTCTTGTGTTTTCGTAAGCAGCATTTTGTCTGTCTTGCGATAAATCAACTGTTGTAATTGTTGTGCCTACTACATAAGATCCGACCCTCAATCTTCCATAACCAACAGGTATAGCTCTACCTTGTGTAGAAATGTTTGATGGATTACTAAATATAAAAGATGAATTTTTTACAGAACTTGCTATATCCGTATTTGGTTCGTTTTCAGGTATTGGAGTTAACAAATACATGATACCAGCGATAATTAATCCAACAGCTAAAGTAAAAAGAAATGCTGTAGCTACAACACCAAACCCACCAAAAATAGCAACAGCTCCAATAACAAAAGCTAAAACAAAGAACGCAAGTGGGCCATGACCTAATACACAGGGAACAATGTCGATTGTTTTAATTTCTTGTTTTTTTTCTAAAGCTCCATCTTCCTTCTCTCCATTAACTATGATTTCATAATGCATACCTTCGTCCGCATTTTTTTTTAAATATTTAAAAAAATTAGGATACCTAGTATTTATAGCTTTAATAGCATCGCCAGCTTTTCTAATATTGAAAAACTCTAGCTTTTTGGTGAATTTTTTACCAGCTTTTCCGTGTATTTTAATTATTGTTTTCATATTGTTAGTAAACTATATATCCCGGTCCAGAGAAAGTTCCTCCATGAGCTACATTAGCGCTTCCTGCTACAGCACCAGCCGCTGGATCAGCTGATGTATTAATTTTATTTAAATCTCTAGCAAGAATTGTACTTTGTATAACTTTAGTTCCTATCCTCAATAACCCATAACCCAATGGAACAGGTTTGTATTGAGCTGTAATATTATCTTTAGAAGCAAATAAAAAAGATTTATTAGCAGAACCCATTGTCATTTCCGCTGGTTCTTCTTCTGGTATAGGAGTCATTAGATATTGTATACCTGCCATAATCAATCCCATTGTTAAGGTTATCAAAAATGTTAATAAGAAGGGATCATTACCTGTTATCATAGGACAAATATCTATTCTTTTAATAGGTTGATTTATAAATAGTTCGTCTTTTGTTTTTGGTTCGCAGTTATCGACTAAAAATTCACAATGTAAATTTTCTTGGGCGTTTCTCATTAAAAAATTTCTAAATCCAGGAGAAACTGCATCTATGGCAGATACACAATCTATTACTTTGTGTATATTTTCAAAGTTATACACTTCCTTAAATTCGTGTTTTAAAGACCCATGTAAAACTATTTCAGTCATAAAATTTCCTCCTCTAATTTTTTAACTAAACTATGATCAGCGTCCATGTACTTGGGTTTTAAAATGTTGAAAGTGTTTGTCTCTATTGAATAAATCACGAATGGGTAACAAATTAAATCGCAAGTTTTCTTATCAAACTCGGAGGGTTCAGAATTTCCTTGAGCATGTGAGTGATAAATAGCCACAACGTTTTTGGTATTTTTAACGTACAAAAAATCTTTTGCCGGTATGTAAAATTCATTTTCTTTATTTGGAGATTTGTTTTCTGCTGGTAAAATTTTATATTCATCATCTTCAAACACAACGAAACCACAAACCTCTCTTTTGGGGCTTTTTTCGCAATCTACGGATATTAATTGTTTTATTTTGCTCATTAGTAAGAATAACTTTCTGTTCCTGGAAATCCTCCATATGGTAATGATTTATTAGCATTCACTCCACCTAAATCATCATTTGCGAAACGCATTTTACAACCTGCTAATTTTTTAGAACAAGCGTCTTTTGCCCAAAGGTCTGGTCGTTTGTGAGGTGGTTCGGAAACACTAGGTGTGTGACCTGTTTTACAAATATAGTAAACTGGATGTTGTTGATAATAATTTGCAGTTAAACCTTGTCCAGATATAGCTCTTGGACTTAATGTGAAGACATATTCACCTAAATGATAAGATGACCTATCTCCACTCCACAAACCAACTCCAGAAAGACAAGCGTCAACAGAAGTTTGATTAGATGCGTATTTGTTTCCTAAAACACCAGTATTTAAATTAAAGGCAGTTCCACCTCCAGTAACAAAAGAGGCGTCCTCAACAGTTCCCACAACCCTATCTGCTCCAGCTGTTTTTTTATCAAAACCATATCTACATCCATAACCCCTATAAATCCAAGGGCAATATCTGGAAGAAATTTTTCTCGCTGGAATTTCTATATTTTCAAGCTCTAAACTAGATACCAACTCTAATTCTACAGCCAATTTATTTTCAGATACTTTTCTAGAAACAAAATATTTATCATCTGGCATTCTTGCGTCTGGGTTTGCTGTACCGAATGGATTTTTATTTCCTGGAAAGTTTGCGTCATCTAAAAACTTTGCAAAAGTTCTTTTTCTTACTATTTTAGCTCCGTTTAAATTGTCGTATTTTCTCAATAAAGAAGAAACATAAAGTCCAGCATTTGAAACTCTAATTTTAGGTCTAGGTAATCTTTGATCTCCTAATATTTCAAATCCTTCTGCTTCTACAGCTATAGGCAAATACTCTTGACCATCAAAAATAATTTTACTATTTACATTGTTAGTTCCTCCATGAAAGTGAATTTGTGCTTGACTATCGTTCTGATAATCGTAATATAATGTAAATAGTTCTATAATTGCTGTAGGTTCTACATCAAAAATAGCTTTAACAAAGTCTTGATTTATGCCTTTTCCCATATCAATATATTACACCGAAAGATGAAAAAATACAGAAAATTAAACTCTGTCTCATACAGAGAGTACAAACATACAGATTTTAAGGAGGTTTTCTCTGTATTTGTCGCATTTCAAAAGAAAAATCAGATAAAACGATACCACAATTTAAGCCACGGGCAAAGTGAAAATTTCTATTTGAGATTTTTGTTTTACGAAATGAAAAAACTGATAGAGAGATGTCCCATAAAATATGTCAGTATAAACGAAAAAACTGGCAAAATATGCGGTTTTGCGTGCTTTACAGAGGGAGGTTTTGTGCCAAATCATTTAGACTTGCAACTCGTAATCAAAGATCCAGATTACACTCTATCTAAACCCATCATATTATGCTTCTTTACGGTTTTGTTAAAAGTTAAAAAAAAGTACAACAAGCGAATTTATGCAGTTCTTGGAGATAGAGAGAGATTTTCGACATATATGAAAGCCGTTCAGAGAATATTTAAGGCAAAAATCATCTCAAAAGATTCATTAAATAGATATTTAGTGGAGTTTCTGCCTTGACTTTTGTCAAAAAACACTTTATATTATGGTCTTATGGAAAAAAATTCTCAATGGACTAAAAATCAAACTGGCGCTCTTTGGAAGAAACAAACACCAAAGGGTAAATATTTATCGGGGTATATAGAAGTAGACGGAGTTCAGCACAAAATAGTAGTATTCCCCAACAAATTCAAACAAAAACCAAATCAACCCGATTTTATAGCATATAAGCCTTTTAATGTGTAAATAATCCTACATGGGTAGGAATGTTCACAATATAGAAAAAAACTTAAGAGGAGATAGTTTGGGCGACCTAACAGGTAAAGCTGAAGGTGGAACAGTGGATATTATCACACAGCTCAAACATACCTACGATACTACTAACAATTCACAAATTAAACATGCCATTGAGAAAACCATACAAGAATACAATAAATCTTTGGCACATATGTTGGGCGAAGAATTTGTGTTTTCAGAATTTCAAACAGATCCCTTTAACGCAGGATTAAGACCACAAGGTTTTACGGGATTTTTTGATAATAAAGTAAATAAAAATTTATTTGATTTCTTCAGTAAGGATACCGATGGTTTCTTTTACTCTATGCGTAGGCTTAACGCTGATTACACAGGATACGCTTGTAAAGTTTACAGAAGCTATGATAATGCATTAGGTTCTGTTGAGTTTGATGCAAACGGTATAGTTTCCACAGGTTCAAAAGTAACAGTTTTACCAGGAGATGAAGGTTTCGGTTCTGGATTTAAATATAATGTTGTTGATGGCGTACCCACTAGACAACCTTATACAACCAGTAGAACTGGAACTTTATTTGATTTTTACGAAAGGACTCATACTGGTTTTATAGGATCAGGGTATGGAGGAATAGAAACATTATATCCACAAAGAACAGATGGAATGAATGAAAGCGGTAAGTTTAGATCATTACCCAAAAGTGATTCTTTTACCACTAATTTTGGTAACTTATATTACGAGCAGTCAGACGACGACATCTCCAATGTTACTTGGACTATATATAGCGGACATTATACTTCAAAAAATCGTGGATTAGGTAAAGAGCTTAATACCAATAATTTTGCAGAAGATAAAGTACATCCTATTTGGACAGGTACATATAATAATGAAAGATATTGGTTTTATAGACACAATTTTACAGATGGCACTAATAACGTAGCACCATTTGGTAGTAGATGGGCTATAGTAAAATCTTCTACTTGGCCAGGAGATAATACTTCCTTAAGTAGCGGTTCAGGACAATTAAGAGCTTATAGTGATTCAATTCCTGGTGACGAAGATCAAAATAGACCTTTTGGGGAAACAGTTAATTGGGTAGTAAGAGCTTCAGGTGTCACTAGCGCAGATGCAACACCAAGAGAAACCTTAAGTTTTTCTACTAAAATAGTTTCTAATGACCCCACAACTAATTATGATGTCTCGTCCCAGAGAAGATTGCCAATGATACATGGCCCAAGTAATAGATTATTTCCACATACATTTACAGGCAGTCAAGTAACTGGAGTAATCATACCTAGTTATGATCATTTTAACCAGAAGGGTCATATGCGATTAACCGAGACGCCTTTAGATTTAAGATCTGGTAGTATGATTTTTGTAGCTCGAGTAGATTCAATGACTACTACCGTAAGTCAAATAGTATATACATCTTCGACTGCTGCCGGCAATATAGATAGAGCAGAACCTGTTATATTAGCGGGAGAAACTGACACAATTTTTCAAGGAAAAGATTATCAAATGCGTTTTGGTAATAATAGTATAAATAGATATAATTTTTCTGGATTAGTTTCAGCTGGAGAAGATTTTTCTGGAACTTATAAAGAAGGGATTGAGTCACATCTTCAAAGAGGCCCATTTACTATACTCGAAATGCATAATGTTCAAGAAGCTAACGGTGAAGCTAATGAATTTTATTTTCAAAACGCTAAATCTCCACTAAATGTAAGCAAATCTGGTACACCAGCTTCTTACAAAGAAACGGGTCGTTTATCCACTGGAAAGCATTATGTTGGTAGTACTCCAAGTTATAACAACCCATTTGATGGAACAATACCTGAATGGATATTTTTTAGAACAGATCCTAAAAATTTACAAGAAGAGAGACAAAGATATGTCAATAGTATTACAGGGTTCTATGATGTTCCAGTAAATAAAGAGGGTCACGAGGTTTATATCCGAAACACTGGCTCAAGCATTACTGATTATAATTTGAATCTCGTTTATCAATGCGACCAAAGTGTCACTGGTTTGGATTATAACGACAGTGAATTCACAAGTAACGCAAGAATTGTAACAGGCCCTGGTGTTTTCCTTACGCCACAATATGAATATGTTACTGGAGTTCCAACTTCTGGATCAGTGTATTTTAAAATATTTCATGTTGGTAGCACTATTCAAGGGAATACTGGATCATTTAAAAATCCTGCTGGAGACATTAGTGGTTTAACAAGATTTGGTTATACTGATGAAAAATTTGCTCCGAATGCACCTAATGCCGCAACCCTCACTAATGGCACTAGTGTTAATACTGGCGATAGAGTAGGTAGTTGCGTGTTTGAACTTGAAAACATAACAAATGATGTACTATTAACATTCCACACCGAACTAGTATCTTAACGACATGCTAAACAATAAATACATAATCCTAACAGCTTACCATAATGCAGATAAATATCTTGCAGAAAACATCAAAGGTTCGTTAAATCAAGAACACGATGATGTGGGTATAATTTTTATCGACGATGGTTCTTACGATGATTCCGAGAAGGTGTTGTTTGATCATATATCTTTAACACAATCTGGTGATGTGTGGACTGGAAAACAAAACAACAAAGACATTATATATATAAAAAATGAAACAAGAAATGGTTGCCCAGCTTTAAGTCAAAAACTTGCAGTTGATAACTATGTCGCAAATACTGGTTCGATTTGTTGTATAGTTGATGGAGATGATTATGTGCATACTCACGCAATCTCACAGATAGATAGAGATATAGAAGACCACCATTTAATGTTTTGTTCAAATGTAGAACTTGTAAATAAAAGCGGTGAAATATATGGTTCTGCAGATTCGCAACCTATCAGAGAAAGTGGTTATCAAAGATGGACAGGCGCAACTCCTTACCCACACCCAAGACAACAAGGGTTTTTCTTCCATCACTTTAGAGGTTTTAGAAAAATATTATCTGACAATGTAAACACTGGTCGTAGTTTCTATTCCCCAACGGGTGATTTAATGAGACCAGCTAGTGATGTGGCATATTTTTTACCAATGATTGATATGGCAGGAACAGAGAGAATTTTAACTTCTAATTGTTCTGTTTATAATTACAGAAACCAATTAAGCACAAACGATATGCAACTTCATAATTGGCAACAATCTAGAAATTCAAAATTTGTAACCCACGCTTTTTCTGGTGTTAAGTGGCACGACGGAAGTCAAACTTTAGAAGAATTTTGTAGAGGGATAAATATACGACCAGATAAATTGCACGCTAACAATGCTTTTGTAAATATTTCTGGCACTAGGTTTAATTTACAAACATATACTGGTCTAGGATTAACGGGGACTATCAATGACTTAACATTCTCTGGACTTTTTGGTGGTACTGAACTTGTGGCAAATAATACTTACAACTTTCCAAGCTCCGCAGAGCGTTGGGGAGGCTTTTCTATTCTAGAATCTGACATATTCCCAAGAGGTTTTCCAAATGGAGCTACAATTAAATTCACTGGCTCTGCACCATCTGGAGATGTTAGTGTTAAATTTAGATTTGAAAAATCAGAATATCCAGATTTTAAACCTTTAGTAGAGAGTGAAACAACAAAAATTACTGGTACTGCTGATTCTGCTTATTCAGTAGAAGTTCCAATCCAAGACCCTAATAATGTTTACCATACTTTTATCTTGTATCTTTTAAATAGAGATACTCCAGCAAAAATAACGAACTTAAGTGTGCAACATCATGGGGGTCAAATAAAGTTAAACACAGAAACAGGAGTTTTAGTTTGGTACGATTCTCCTTGCCACCCAAGTGGTATAACTGGTTGTTCTACCCCTTATGATTTATTGAGTTGATAATCATCTTATTTAACTTACTATGTGTAAGTAAATATATGAAAGGTTACATAAAAGTTGTAGGAGTAAATGATGGAACAAGGAAGTTAGAAAAAGCTACTGGGTATGGCACCTTAACTTACAAATACCACAAGAATTACTCCCTCGAGTTTCAAAACGAAACTTTTTTCGTTGAACTTTTAGATTTTATCATTGCAGAAGATTGTATCGAGTTTTCTGGTTGGTTGGGCGACAAAGACCACAAATATGGAAGAATCGCCTTCCAATTTGAACCTAAAACAGACGATAGTTGAAAAATTTCCAAATAATCTTATAATAGTGTAAATGAAATATATAAGATGTTTGGACTTGTCACAATGTTACTATCGACACTGGGGGCGACTGGGATGGGCAGTATGCTTAAGATTCTTGGTGGCGCTTTCCAAGGTATGTCCGAAGCCAAAGCTGCGAAAGAGCGTAGAGAGCTT